TAACCCCTTCAAATTTTTGCTCCTAAATTTTTTTGGGTAAGAATCTTGCAGCAGCAGGCCAAGGGTCCTCCCCCCTAGTGCAATCCTAAGTGTATTCCTTAGTGTAATCTTAGTGAGTAGATGTTGTTCTTTCTCCTATAGTGGTCCCTAATAGAAATCCTTAATAAAACCTTGGTCAGATACGTTAGTATTTCTTATTTGTTGAGGGGTCATACCCATAGCAGTTTGAGATATGGTGTTGTTTAGAAGGGAATCCCAGTTATCTGTGTGAATAGATAGTAGTTCTTCTTTTCTTTTAGAGATATTTAAGTCTTCATTTTGAGCCATGTAGTCTGTCCAGTAAGCAACAGCACCTGCAAGGGAGTCAACAAGGTCATCATGAACAAGAGAACCTTTGTGACGAGAGATACGAGATAGTTGATAGACAAGTTGAAGTTTAAGTCTACGTTCTGGTGTTTCTTGTGGGTTAGAACGAAAGTCTTTTTCTATCACTTTGCGGTCAATTATGAGCCTGTGAGAGTTCATTACAGGTTCTAAGGTGTCGATTATGCGTAGTTCTTTGGTCTTATTGTTTCTAACGTCTTCAACTTGACATGGGTGAAACCTCATAAGGAAGGGTTTGAGGAGTTCAGCGAACATACCACCACCGAAGTTTTGTTCTACGAGTATTTGATTTATGTTATTGTCTCTGGCAATCTTACTAATCTTCTCCAGAACAGCGTCAGAATAGCCCCCAGAGAGTCCTAAACACTCTGTGACGTATAAATTACCATTAAGCATCTTAACGCAGCTTATAGCGGTCTGATCTTTACCCTTACCAGAAGGGTCAACAAACATTACGGACCCTGTATATTCTATGAAGTCACCAAATTCTTGGGCTGGTCGGTAGAATCTGTCGCCATTGAACCCTACACATTGGAGGTCTTGGATAACATATTCGGGATTATTAGACCAGATAATTTTTTCTGGTGCAAATTCTTTATTTACAGAAGCGATTACCAGGTCGTTTATTTTTAATGGATATCTATCTTGGTCAGATAAGGTTGTATCTAGTTGAAACTGTAGATTGAAGCCAGAACGACCATAGGAAGCTTCACGTTCCATTAAATCCTGTGCTGAGAACCTTATAGGGTCTACAGGATCTCTAGGCTGTACAGTGCCTTCTAGGAGTTCTTTTTGGATTTTAGGAGCAAGTCTATCTCCATAGTTGTTTTTTAGTTCTGGGTAACGTGCTGTCCATATTCTTGTTTCATATCCTCTTTCTTCCAGTGTCAGGTACACAGAGTTTTCTACCTGTGGTGTACCAAGAAAGGTAATCTTTCCATTTGGTTTTAATATCGCTTCAAATTCTTTTACAGCTTCACTAAGTTTATCTCTCATGGGCTGTGTATAAGAGTTGTTAGGGACTTCTACGTCATCTGCAATCACTTCATCTGCTCTAGCTCCTGACATCTGCCCTAAGACACCTCTGGAAGAGCATGAGGGAGCATGATCGGCTTGTGCAGGTTTTACATCAAAACTAACCTTACTGTTTCTCTGGTCGTCTCTGGGTATCAAATCAGCAAGTATTGGCATCTCATTGATAAGACGCATGGTAAATGTAGTAAAGTTATCGGCTCTATCTTTACTGGCAGATACAACTAAGAATTTTAGTTGTGGATTCATACGAAGTCTCCACACTACATAGGTAGATGTAATCCAACTCTTACCTA